ATGAGGTTTACCGGAAGGAAACCAGCAGGGGCCATATTTGCAGGATATGCCATATAGAACTCCTTAAATATTTAAATACGGCCCCAATTATACTTAGGAACCGCTACCAAAAGATACTTTGGACTTCCCTTCACGGAAAAGGGGCATCCGGGGATCACTTTCGCGCATTAAGTTGTTGTCAACCGATTGCGTTTGTCTTTGGGTCATGTCTTCATAATATTCGCGACGAGCATCAGCTGTCTCTTGCGTCGTCTTACAAAGTACTAAACCACCAATCTCAATAAGATCAGATGCCGGTGTCAAACCAAAAGCGGCAAAATCGGAGCTAATTTCTGGGTGGTCAGACGCTTTACATGGCACCCATCCTTCACGCCTTGCGCGGGCCATATTGGCCGGATCAGATTGGCCCATCATAGACGCTCGAATCCATCGAAACTTATATCCATCTTGCGGCGCGGGCGAAGGAAGGTCGTGGGCTGGTTTCCATGAGGTCTGGCGAACTTCAGCTTCACGGGTTTCCGTGGACCGCGGTTTACGACTTAAATCAATTTGATTAGCCATTGATCTTTTGCTCCTTTATTGCGTGTTTGGCATATACTTCAAGTGGTACGCCAAGACGTTTTGCTATAGCGACTTGCGAGGCCGTCAGTGTGACTTTTTTTGATGCGGTGGTTCTACCAGCCGGTGCCACAGGTGAAGACTTCCTAGGTCGTTCAAATTTCTCAGGGAACCTCTGCCGAATCCCACTATCGATATGTGCGTAGTAGTCATCAGAAGTAGGGTCTAATCCTTCATTCACCAATTTCTGGTGCAGCCCGTAAGCCAATGAGGTCATTTCCTCGTCCTTTCCAAACCAAGGGTTGCGTGACGCCCAATCTTCAGCTTTGGGGTCCGGGGTGTGGATAGGAGCTTGCGGCTCTGGTTGAGGATTATATACAGGAGTATTTTGCTGTTGTAAAGTCTGATTATAGTTTGAAACTTGTTGCGCTGCATAGGCATCAAGTCTGTCCCGCTGTACTGCTAGTATTGTTAGCTCTTTGTTAGCCTCTAAAGTACCTTCGGTATCCCCAGATTCATACGCCCGCCGATAACGATCTTCAGCAAGCTTTTGAGCCATATCAATTTTAGCTTGCGACTCTTTTGTAAATTCCTGCTGACCCCAAGTCAGCGTAGTCTTTAGCTGAGTATTTTCATCAAGTACCGCTTGCGCTACCCGTAAAGCTTCTTCCCTTTCTCGCGCCATCTGTTCTTTTGCACGACGTTCATCGTGGAACTTATGGTTCATCTGGTTAATACGCTTCTTGACTTTATCGGAGTAATGCTCCATTTCGTCTTCGCGTTCACCTTCTTCTTGCTCAGTCAGAGCTTTGCGGCCACGGTCTTCTTCAGGGGTATCATCTACCACTTCAATTTCAATACCCTGCTCTTCTGCCTCATTCAACAGATGTTCAGGGACCTCAAAGTCTTCATTAATGATTTCTTTAGCCATTAGTAACTTCTCCCAATACCGCGAGGATCTTCAACTACACCCTCGATCATATCGTCGTTAACAATGATGAACTCTTTACCGTCCACCGCAAAACGAGAACCTGAATAAGCACGAAGGAGCACAAAGTCACCTTCCTTACACCACGAGCCGGTAGGGAACTTCTCGGTGTCGCGGTAGCATAAAGGCCCTTGTTTAAGTACAAGCCCCACTACGGCTCCCATTTCTTCCCTTTTACGGGTCTCTTGGGAGTACACGATCCCCCCTTCAGACTTCTCGTCAATTTCAGGTTTTACTACTAACATTTTGTACCCGACAGGGTCAGGAAGTCTTTTTGCAAGGGTAGCTGCCGTTTCCTGAGTCTTCTCGGCGTCGATTGCTGTAACAGACATTAGTCATCCTCGTCATAGTTTTGCAGGTCTTTTACCCGTTGAAGGGCGGAAGTTAGGCCCGTGATCACTCCCGTGCTATGCCGATAATCGGCATAATCTTTAGCGTGGCCGTACGCCACGGAATCTTTGTACGACTCGATAACTTCTTCGAGATCTTTCTGCAGTACATCAAGTACAGTAGTCATTTAGCACCTTACATAGGCGGTTGTTGAGGAGGCATTGGTGGCGCGGGTGGCGCACCGGGATTAGGTGGAGTTGGAGGGGCTCCTTGCGGGCCGGAAGGGATCTGCATCTCTTGTTCTTTCAAAGCTTCTGTCTGTTTGGTGGCTATATCCATACCTTTAAACAGAGCTTCAATCTTCTGATCTTCATTCTGCAATAGCAGCTTGGCCTCATTGTTAATCATTGCAATTTCTTTTTGCGCTTCAATTTTAGCCATCTCGATCACTTTCTTATCAGCAACTTCTTGCTTCTTGATCTCCAGTTCTTCTTTCTGCATCTGGAGGACAGGATCTTGAGCTGCCTGTTGATTCTGCTGTTGCTGCGCCTGACTTTTATTCTGCTGCAAAAGTTGCTGCGCCGCGTCAGCGGACAGCTTAGAAATCTGCACTTCCAATTCTGGCGGTAACTTCTGGCCCGGTGCCGGTAACGCTACACCCAGTTGCTGCTCGATATCTTTGCGGTACTGGAACCCGATATGCTCCATAATGTGCGCTTGCATAGCCTGTTGTATAGTCTGCGCCTGTGGGTTCTGGCCCATAATTTGGGCCAATTTGGGGTCCTGCATAGCCGACTGATGCACCGTTAGATGCGCCTGATGATCCTGCTCAAGAAATGCTTTTACCGGCTTCATGTTAAGAACATTCATGTTCTCTGTAACGGGATCTGTAGGCACCCCATCGTCTGTTACAGGAATAATCTTGTCCGCGTCCTTGATCCCCATGGTCTGTAAGAACTGCCGATGTAACTCAGCAAGGTCGTAAATTTGTGGGGCCGATTGTGACAGCTGAATAGCTGATTGATACTGGATGATCCGCTGCGCCATGGTTGAGGCATTGGGATCTGAGACCGGGATGATATCGGTCTTTTCATAGTCTTCACGCTTCTGACTGCGAGTCGCGCCATAGTCAGGGTCATACTCGTATTCCGCGGGGGTGTAGTCCTTAATCAGCTTGGCAACAAGCTTAAACTCCTGCTCCATGCTGGCATGGACACGAGCCTGTACCGCGGACATTACCTTAAGCGTCCGTTCCAAAATAGCCAGCGTAGTCCCTACTGGGGCTTCACCGTTCATGTCATTGAGTTTTACATCAGACACGGCAGCTAGGCGGCGCCCTTCCTCTACTACATTCTGCAATAGATTAAACAGCGTAGCCGAAGGCTCTTTATACGGTAGGGGAAGAATATTATCTCGTATAGACGAACCGGGAACGTCTACATCTCTCCACTCACCGGGCATGATCGGAGTATCATCGCCCTTAATACGGAGACCCCGTGACTTTAAACCTCCGGGGAGGTTTGACAGCGTACCAGCATCAATCAACTGGCGCACAATAGACGTTGCGCTCTTAGCAAACCCACCTATTAGGTGAATCAAGCCGTAGCCATAAGCCCCAAAACCGGGGATGTACGTGTATTGTACAAAGTGCTGCTTGGCTCTCTTGAAGGGATCATCTTCATCCCAGTTGCGCCTAATAGCTAAAATTTCTTGTGTGCCTTTATCAATGGTCACCACATACGGTAGGGCAATGCCTGTCTCTTCACCGGTCTCAGGGTCCGTATCTTCAAACCCTTCAATATCCAGTTCAACCTGCATTTCCAAAATACGATAGCGGTCATCCTTAATGGCGCTAAACCCATCTGCCGCATCCTTGCGCTTCTGAATGTCGTCAAAATCTTTTGTCGGCTCACCTAGCTCAATATCCCTATAGAACCCCGCATACTGCAGCTTCTTGACCTCGTTCTTGGTCTTACGCATTGCATGGGTAACCCGCGGCGCCGTGCGCGCATCAGACGCCCCGTAAGGAATAAATAAATCCTCTGCCGGTACGAACATCGATGTGGGTCGATCTAACGTAGGATCAAAGTACACTTTCTTAAAGCTGGCACCGGCCAAGGCCAATGACCACAACATCTTTTCATGCTCAGGGCGAAATTCCTGCATTTTCTCAGTCAAGTTGTAGTTCATATCCTCTACAACCCGCGCAGCGGACTCCTGAATCGATTTGTCGTCTTTTCCGACAATCTTAGCCCTCACGGGGCCCATAGCTGGAAATGTCTCTGAGATCATCTCAGATTGGAATCTAACGGCAGCTTCCGTAAGGATCGGATGGTATACCCCACAAGCGCCATTCCACGGCTCAGTACGTTCTTCAAGCGTTAACCCTAACAGGTCCAAACCATCTACATAGGTCTGTTCCCAGTCTTTGCGCGCATTGCGATCATTGTCAAAATCTTCTAACAAATCCGCCGCAATAGAGCTTAGCTCTGACTCATCAATGTATTCGGCAAGGTTGGCGTCAAACGAAGGCTCATGCTCTATTTCAATTTCAGCTTCATAAACTTCTTCGCCATCATCAGGCCCTATCGTCACTTCAATAGGTTCATCATCCCCTTGTAAGAACGGGCTTTGCGGAAGCATTGATTTATCGATAGACGAAGGAGCTGCCATGTAGGTACCTATAAAATTTCGATGAGTTTTTCAAGATAATGCAGGGCTTTTTGGTAGTCTTCCTTGGCTGGACCTTTGCACCCAGCCCGCATTATATATTTCAATGCATTACCGCGATAGAAGCCCTTAGCCTGCGCGTGGTCAAAGTTTGTGTCAATCACATCCCAAGGTTGTATTTTCATATCCACATAGTGCGTCCCGCCAATCTGGTAGCTTTCTGGTGGCGCTTGTTCATAGCGTAAGTTTTCAGCCCCTAGCTCTTCCTCTATGTAGTTTATGTTTTGACAGGCCTCGTACTGTTCTTTGGTCCGCTTCCGCGCTTTTTCTACGGCGTCCTTTATAGCGTAATTCTCAACGCTATATTCTTCTCTAAATTTTGCGTCTTCCACGGGGTCGGCATACCAACGGCTGTAGTCTTTTTCAGTCATATAATTTGCCTCATTAATAGTACTGAGCTTTTCTTGCGCGATATAAATGGAACTCTTGGTCTTCTTCATCGCGCGTTGTGCCAACAAACCCGCCTTGACGGAACCGCCCTAAGGCTAAGCTCACGCAATCCACAAAGTCATCATGGCGTCCAGATGGAAACGAAGCTACTTCGTCAATTACTTCTTCTGCCCAACGGGTTTGAGGTGCCCATACTTTACCTGAAGCAAATATATCTGCAATGGCGTTTAGCCGAGTAATCTTGTCGTTACCGCGGGTCGGAGTGAATTCTTGTACCGGTACGCCCATTCTACGCAATTCGTAAATTAAAGGCGCGCCAGACGCTTTTTTCTCAATAATGATCGAATCGGGCTCCCATTCCTTATAAAGCTCCAGCACACGCTCCTTAAGTTCTGGAAATTCCAACCTTTCTCGCCACGCTTCAAGCAACATCAGGTTGGGCTGACCGCCATCTTCATCATTGTTCCACACCCCAAAAATAACCGCGGCACTGTAGTCAGCTGAAGTCTTCTTTTCAAACGCCGTATCCATAGCCATCAAAATAAAATCAGGCGGTGGCGGTTTCCTTTCTGTCCATGGTTGCCACCAATCCCGTTTGATAATGGCATTAACTTCTGAAGTGGGCTGCTGTTGGTACTGCGCTTGCCATTTAGCTGGTGGGATTTCCGCGCGAACCGCTTCAAGCTCTTCCAAAGACCAAAATTCAGGCCATAATGGGTTACCGCTAGGCAAAATAGCTGGAAATTCAACAACTTCCCATTTATCCCCGTTGTTATTGGCGCTATGCTCAAGAATCTGTCCTGTAAGATCTCGTAATGACCATCGAGTCATTACGATAATGATCGCCCCGCCCGGTTGTAAGCGCTGCCGTGGACCCGAGGTATACCAATTGAACACTTTGTCATAGATTTCGGGGTTGTATTGGGCGAGAACTGCCTCACCTTCCGAATGTGGGTCATCGATAATAAGCAAATCGGCACCGCGGCCAGTAACTGTACCGCCAACACCACTAGCAAAATACTCACCGTTGTAGTTAGTATTCCAGCGCCCAGCAGCTTTTGAATCAGTCCTAAGCTCAAGTTCTGGGAAAATGCGTTTATAGTCATCGGAGTCCACCAAGTTACGAACTTTACGACCAAAGCCTTCGGCCAACTCGGCGGTGTTAGAAATCTGCATCACTTTCTTCTTGGGATACTGCCCAAGGAACCATGCCGGTAGCAGGTAAGAGGCGAATTCAGACTTCGTATGACGAGGGCCAAGGTTGATAATAATACGCTTTTTTTCACCGCGCGCTACCGCCTCAAAGAGCTTGGCAATCCTCCGGTGATGAGCCCCTGAAATAAAATCCGGCCATACCGCGGCAACAAAAGCAAGGAACTCAACCTTGGCTTTAGCCCGAGTCTGTCGGGTCCGCATCTCTACCATCAACTCTTCAAGCTTTTTCCTTTGCTCTGCGCTAGCTACCTGTAGTAGCTGTTCGTATTCCGCAGGGTCTAGCTCATCAAGATCAAGCACGAATAGCCTCTCCTTCTATCACTCTTTCGTTGGTCTTGTCTTTTAAAGCCTTGAAAAGATCCCGAAGCTCTTTGTTAAGCTCTTCGTCGCTCCGAGAAGTAATACTTATTTCCCGTTTTTCCACCATAAGGTTGGCCGCGCTGGACTTGGCTATAGAATCTAAAGCAGGCTTTGCAACTTTGGGATCGGCGTTGGTAGCCATCTGGTACCACTTGGACAGGACGAAGTTTTGCCACTGCGCCTCTGTCACCGGCATGTCAAAGTCATAATGCTTAAACGCAGCTTTTAAATACCGTTCCGCTATTGGAGAGGGTGGCGGCGATATCTTCTGACCATGGCTCACCGTTTCTTCAGCCCAGTCAATGTCTTCTTGAGACACGGGACCTAGAGGCTCTTCCGGTATGACGCCTTCTTTAAAAGCAGCGGAAGCAAACACCGCGTTAACGTGCGCGATGGGGACGGGACCTAAAGGGATGTCAAAGTCTTTTTCCATATGTTTTACGCAGGGTAAGGTGGCCCAGATGGCAGGACGGTACTACTAGCTATAAATTTTGTCAACTATATATGGGGGGTATGGGACCCAAA